CGTCCAGCTCGCTTCTATATTCGTAGCGTTTAAGGTGTGGTCATACGCGGAGAGGTCGAGATCCGTAAGCATACCGTCCCCAATATCCCGCGAGAGGTTTGCCGTCTCTCCAAAGAATACGAGTTCTACGTCTGCATACTTGCCCTTCTGAACGTATATCGCTTTCACCTGGACGAAGCCCCGCATTACGGGAATCGTGTTATACGAAAGCTCCGCGTCTACTTTCGTCTTGGGATTCCAATTCGGAATCAGTCCGAACTCGTTTACCGGGCCGAAGTAATCTTGGTTCTTCTTCGTGAGTGGTACGCGGAAGGTCTGCGAATAGTTCCCACTGCTCGCGTTGATTTCTTGCAAGTTGCTGAACTGATACGAGAGGTTTACAGGTTCATTCTCGTAGAGTTCAATTTCGTTTCCGTCAATCGTAAGTCTTAGCATCGGATGATTTGTGCGAGTTCAACTTCGAACGAAGTAACAAAGACCTTTGAAACGGTTTCTTCTTCTACCTGCATCGAGTTGGTCGAGATGGTTACGGGAACCCATAAGCCGTCGATTCGTGCCATGACGTTTTTGCTCCTCATGCAGTATTGCATAAGTGTGAGTTCCTCGATAGTAAGAATGCCGTTCAATTGGTAGCGTTCCTTCGCTTCGAGTTGATACGGCTTAATTTCTCTCTCCGTTGGTGCAAAGGAAAAAGAAGAAGCGTCGTAATCGCCCACAATCTTTCGGTACGTCTTCTCCTCCCTTGTAACGGTCTTTTGCTTCTTTCCGTTAAAGCGTAGGTAGTCCCATCCGCCGCGCGTATTTGCCCACGCGAGTTGTACCGCTTCGTTTTTAGAATAGCGACAATTGTTGGTGACTCGAATCTTGTTCCCGCTTTGTACGCCCGCGCTGGTAGCGGGTACTAAATCGTAATAAGCCCATCCTCCCGCTACGGCGTTGAGGGCGTTCGTCAAAGGGATATAAGAAGCCGGGTAGAGGTATGCATAAAGGAGAGTTCCGTACCAATTCGATGCGGCTGCGGCTGCGGGCGACTGCCCTCCCGTAGGGGCGCCAATCACGTAATTCAAAGAGTCATCTTCTACCCCGTCGTTATCGTAAATAACGGCTATGATTTGCTCAACCGCTGAACTCGTGTCATCCGTATTTATGAAGGCAAAAACCCCAGTATCCTCAATCCCCGCCGTTACGTGGATTATGTTGCTACTTGGTACGCGGTCGGTAAGCCAAAACTTGTCGCTTGAACTCGTGCCGTAATAGTCGCTATATCCCGGGTCTAGTCCTGCGGAGAGTTGTTCGTATCCATCGAGGAGATAGTAATTGGCTGAGATGTCTTCGGCAGTGCTTTCGCCGCTTCCGTCAAAGTGCCCTACGTTAATTACGTATTTCTTTACCCCGTTATTCGCTCTTGTAAATACCTTATTGTTCAGCGAGTGGATCGTAGAAGTTAGCCCGTATTTAAATACGTCTACCTCTACCCGACCCAAAACGACTTCAGACAAATCAAAGAAAGCGGTTTCGTTCGTGTTTGGCGTGAGGTATAGTTTGGCTATAGGATCAACGGTGTCATTCTCGAAAACCTCTACTATAAAGCGATAGTCGTCCGTAATGGTTATATCGGGAATAATTGTAAAGATGAGTTTCTGCCCTGCGGGTAACCACTGGTCCGAAGGTGAGTCGTCAATTGATGCCATTATTTCACTGTGATATTACCGAGTTTCAACTTGAACTTGTCTTTGAGGTCTTCCGCCACCGCATCGCCGATTTGCTTATTAAAGCGACCCGAGACAGCAACGAAGGCTTTCTCATAGAACCGAAGGCCAACGATTCCCTTACGTTTGACGCTGCGAGCAATCAAGAACGCGAGGGAGTTCATATTGCTTTGGCTTTGTTTCTTGAAGCGCCCTTTCTCATCGCGTAGGCGGATGCCCTTCGAGCGGATCCACGGCAAGAACACTTTGGAAGGGGGTTGTTTGCGGAATCGAAAGAAGGGACTCTTCTGGTTCTTCTCCGTACCATTCACGCCCCAATGCAAAAAGGCTGCGTATTTGTTCGCCTTGCCTCTCGCCCCAAACGTAACCTCCCGCACCTCGTTACCTCGTACACGGACGCGGTAAGACAAGGAGCGTTTGAGCGTTCCCGTAGCTACGCCGTAGTTTTTGTTTTTGCCGATCCTACGCCCTCCGAGATGGCGACGGGCCGACTTTACTACCTCATCGGCGAAGCGAATTATTACCTCGTTGAGGTTCTTCATATCCCCGCCTTTTCACTTGCCTTCTTGCAGTGGTTCGGCTCGATGCTGTCCAGGTAGTTAGTTAACCAATTACCGAGCTTCGAAAGTGTCTTTTCTCTTTGGTTGGCTCCGAGTACCGCAGAGACGGAATGGGTGCCGAAGGGCACGCCTCGCTTCGTTAGAGCCGCTGTAAGGAACGAACCCGAGCAAACGGACACCACCTTACTCACGGAACGAAAGAAGCCGTATACAAGGCTCCAAATCGTTCTTACGATGTTTTGAGCGGTAAACCATAAAGAGTCGAGGACGGTAAACACGATACCCACCGGGATAGCTACCACCGCCAAAACGAACAGTAATAGAACCTTCGCCGCTTTCATATAGTCGTACCAAAGAGGGTAAGCAACTCGAGGAGGTCAGCAATCGTAATAACACCATCGCCGTTGAGGTCATACGTCGCATCGTATTTCGCTGTAGGGCTTGCAGCGTATGCCAACCAAGAAAGAAGGTAAAATGTATCAATAGCCATTTGAAAAGGGTTTAAATTTCTTCTTCTGGAAACCAGCCGTTATCGACCATGTATTGTTGATCCCGTATCGTAGTCGTCGAAGGGACGATGTGACCGAACGGGAACTTGTTATTTGTTTGAACGTATGCAGAAAGCGAATACCGTTCCTCGGATGTAAGCTCAGGAAAGCAAGCCACCAGCTTCTCAAGCGTCGCCGCTTCGTGTACGTGGATGACGTACTCGGTATCCACCTGCAAAGCGTTTTGGATTCCGTCGGGGTGCGTAACGATTCCAAACACGGTGGACGCCTTTTCGCCTTCTGCCTGAATGAGAACGGGCCGCGAGATGTTGTAGAGTTCTCGCGTGATTTGCTTTGCCCGTGCTTCGCTTGTCTGCGTGGCGGTTGGAAGTACGATGATATATCCGTTCATCAGTAGATTGAATAGAAGGTGTTTATGTTGTCCTCGATGTTCGTGCGGTTGCTTGATTGGTCGGATGGGTAAACTATAAATTCTTGAATCAAATGTGTTTGTAGCGTTGATAACGCTCGCCCAATTGAAGACGCTGACATAACGCCGTTACCACTTTGAAAAGTTGTTACGCTATTTCCGTCTTTTGCTACATCATAATTAAGGCCGTTTAATCGAAAATAAGCTAAGTGAGTATTGGAATCCTCTCCAGTGAGGGAATATACAGAGCCGTCATAAAATCCTATTCCGCTGACGCCTCCAAATGAGCCTCCGTAAAATAAGCCCGTTGTATTGTTGTCCCAAGTTAAATAATTTATGGTTTCTAGCGTACCCCTTGAGGCAACGGCAAAAAGAGTGTTTAAATTCACTGAAGAAATTGTTAGGCTATCTGCATTTAATTCAAGTGCTGGCTTCCCGTTCTCCGTCACCACGCCCGTAGTCCCGTCGTAAATCTTCGGCATATTCGCCGTAGTCGTTTGCGCCGCGTCGTTGCTGTTTCCCGATTGGTCGTACCAATAACGGATGAACCCGTCGTTACTTCCGCAATGCGCAGCCAAGGCCGTCGTGTCAAGTTCGCCGCTTCCGTCAAATCCGATGTCCGCGTAACTCGTACCGTTCCATACGTTTATGGCATCGCCTGTATAGGTGCTGGATAGTAAACGCAAAGAATAAGCCGCCGCAGCCCCGCTGTAATCGTCAAGTAAATATGAAAATTGGCTCACTTCCTCCCACGTCATTTTGAGGCTAATCGGTACAGTGCCCCCTGTGCGTTCCTTCAGGTAAGCAAGCAAAGCCGCCTTCGCGTTGTTGAATGTCGTATTGTCGGCGATGGCTGTAAACTGTGTCCAATCGGCTGAGGTGTCGGGGTCGGCCTGCGCCTTCTCAGCGTAGTACAACTTTCGCCGAATGTCGTAGCCGCTCGTGGGCGTATCGCTAGACGCACTCTCCGCGAGTCCGTCCCCGTCAGCTTTCGCTGTGTAGTAAAGTTCTACGGTATCCGTAGCACCGCTTCGGAAGGTCTCCGCGTCTGTTTGGAAACGATTGTGGTATTGAACATCCACGGCAATGTCAGCCCACTCTACGTCGTAATCCGTCCCCGTGCTTTTTACGAGGGCTTGCCCCGTAGTACCTCCTGCAATGAGAGAAACCTTCGCGTTGTTTGCTGTAATGTCGTCAGCTTGTTGGGTGGTTATACCCACCTTTGCCGTGTTCGCTGCTACGTCGGTATTGTTTGAAACCTCGGTATCAAAGTCGCTGATCGTACTCGCCGCCTGCGTTCCTGTGTGGTTTGCTCGGTCAAGTAAAAAAGCGTCCGTTTCGTTCGCAGTTGCAGAGGGAGCAACACCCTCCAATTTCGTGCGCTCTGCGTCGGTAATAATCGCACCGCTGCCCGCGCTCGTTACATCGTCCAAATTAGTAACGCTGGTGGGTATGTCTTCCGCTAGACCAAGAACGCCGCTTTTACTTGGTAAAGTAATTATGGTGTCTTGCGAAACGCTTAAGTTGGGGCGTACCCATTGAGTAAAATTGCCGGCCTCGAATTTGAAGTAAGTCCCAAACTTTACAAGTAGATCAGCTACATTCGCCGTGCTCGAACCGTCCAAATGCAGCGCAGTAAATGCTGTGTTTCCGTCCGCGTCAGTCGCTACAACAAACTCAATATCACCCGGTGACGTTTCGGTCAACACGACCTTGGTAATGCCTGTTTGTACGGTTGCCTTTGTTTGTTCTAGCTTTAACTCGCTCTCCGTGCCTGCGCCGTTTTTGACCGTTGTTTCTAAGCCTTGTTTAAACTCTTCATAGAGAATAGTTGTGCGGCTGTCCTTTACCCAGCGCCCCCCCGAACCACTGTCCCACATTATACTCTGACCCACAGACGGGTCGGGGACTTCTACATCATCCAATTCGCCTAGCGTCGAAGCGCCGCCCGTGTCCAACGTGACAATGCCGTCTCCATCGTCCGTAAGTGTGCCGTTGGTTACTTTGATTGTGCGCACCGAAAGAACGTCCGTAGATCCGTCCTGCGTCAACATTCGGAGGATGCCCCTTCGCGCGTAGGCTACTTCGTCTCCACCTTCCGGGCTTACCCCGTCGATGGGGGCGTTACAAGCGTCCCACTCGTAAGGGATAGCTACGGACAAATCCAAGAGAACGCCGGAGAGTACGTTTTTCGTCTCTTCCTCGAGGGGTGTCGTCGTAGCGTTTACTACTTCATAATCCTGCGCAAAGAGGAAGATATTGCCGCCGTTCTTAATGTCCGCGATGATGTCTTCTGCGCATTGCTCCGCATCGCTAACCACCTCCTTTTGTCGGTCGGTCTTCTTCGTCTTATCGGCGGGCACGTCGAGGATGTACACCTCGAGGTTGTAGGTCTTCGTCCCTGCGTCGTATGTGGCTCCCGTATATACGAGATGCATGAGCGGGAAGTTCGTGAACTTCGAGAGGTCTACGTCATCGGGTGAGCCAAAGGAAAACGACTTCACGAAGAAGTGCGCATCCGCGAATACCTTGAACCTTTCGACTATGTTATTGAACGTGATCATGTGCGAGCTTGTCTTTTAAATAGCTGAGATGTTGGAAGACGACTTGAATAGGGAGTTCCGTAACCTTGTCCATCTTGAGGAGGTC